AAGACTCCAGAAGAGATTGCAAAGGAGTGCGGAGTGAGTTTAGAGACCATTTATGTTTACCTTGCTAAATTTGGATTAAGGAAGTCGAGACGATGAGTAAATTTGAGAAGGCTTTGGTAGCACTTGCAGTAGCAGGCACTGTTGGTTTTGCTTTTGCATTTGCTGCACTAAAAGGAATACCAGAAGCGTTTGATTGGGAACTTGATGACGAGGAATCCTATGAGTGACAATCTAAACATAACAGTTGACCAAGTAAATAACCCATTGCACTACACATCAGATCCTTCAGGTATTGAGTGCATTGAGATTACCAGACATAGAAACTTTAATATTGGCAATGCCTTTAAGTACCTATGGAGAGCAGGACTAAAAGACGAAGCAAAGACAATTCAAGATTTAGAAAAAGCAATCTTCTATATCAAGGATGAAATCAATAGACTAGAAGGAAGATATGTCAACTGAAGATGATCTAGTAAAGCACCTTGACCAGGTAAATCAGGTAGTAGAAGAATACTTAAAAGGCAATGACCCAACCGTAATCTCTAAGCAATTGTCTATTCCAAGACAAAAGGTTGTCACTCTTATTAATGAGTGGAAGGTTATGGCATCTGCTAATGACGCTATTCGTGCTCGTGCTAAAGAGGCACTTGCAGCAGCAGATACTCACTACAGCAAGTTGGTATCTCGCACATACGAAGTTATTGATGAAGCCTCTATGACTAATAATCTTAGTGCAAAGACTGCTGCTATTAAACTTGTTATGGATATTGAGTCCAAAAGAATTGATATGTTGCAGAAGGCTGGACTCCTTGAGAATAAAGAATTAGCAGAAGAAATGATGGAGATTGAGCGCCGTCAAGAAGTTCTTGTTGCTATACTAAAAGACATTGCATCTGAATATCCACAGGTTCGTGATGAGATTATGCGTAGGCTATCTTCATTTGCAAAAGACAACGAGGTGATTACAGTTGTCCACGATGTTCAATGAGTTCCTTGAAGCACTAAAGTCTGATCACTTTGAAGAGATTCCTGTAGATGCAAGAACATTTGTCGAAGGAGAAGACTACCTAGGTCAACCACCACTATCAGATATCCAGTACGATATTGTTGAGGCAATGAGCCAAATATATCGTAAAGAAGATCTCATGAATATTTTTGGGGAAGAAGAAGGAGCAAGATACTACGATAAGTATACAAAGAATGAAATCATCCTGCAACTTGGCAAGGGATCTGGAAAAGACTTCACATCAACCGTAGCATGCTCATATATCGTATACAAACTACTATGTTTAAAAGACCCAGCAAAGTATTTTGGCAAGCCCTCTGGAGATGCTATTGACCTAATCAACGTTGCTATTAACGCTCAGCAGGCTAAAAATGTTTTCTTTAAAGGGTTTAAATCTAAGATCGAAAGGTCTCCTTGGTTCATTGGGAAGTACTATGCAAAGGCTGATTCAGTTGAGTTTAATAAGTCAATCACTGTTTACTCTGGACACTCAGAAAGAGAATCGCATGAGGGTTTGAACCTTCTTCTTGCAGTGCTTGATGAGATTTCTGGTTTTGCATCTGAGGTTGGAACTGGTAACGAGCAGGGAAAGACTGCTGACAACATTTACAAAGCATTCCGTGGATCAGTAGACTCCCGCTTTCCTGACCTTGGCAAAGTTGTTTTGCTTTCATTCCCAAGATATCCAGGCGACTTTATTTCAGAAAAGTATGATGCAGTTATTGCTGAAAAAGAAGTTATTGAAAGAACCCATGAGTTTATAATTAATCCATTACTGCCAGACACAGACCCAAGCAATAAGTTTCAAATTTCGTGGGACGAAGATCAAATCATTTCATATAAATACCCAGGAGTGTTTGCACTAAAAAGACCAACATGGGAAGTAAACCCAACAAGAAATATTGATGATTTTAAGATTGCTTTTATGACTGACCTGGGTGATGCTATGCAACGCTTTGCCTGTGTACCAACCTTTGCTTCTGATGCATTCTTTAAGCAAGTAGATAAAGTTAGAAACTGTATGACTCTTCGTAACCCTGTAGATAATTTTAGAAGGTTCGATGAAGCCTTTAAGCCTGACCCAGATAAGGTTTATTATGTACATGCTGACCTTGCACAAAAGCACGACAAATGTGCTGTAGCAATTGCTCACGTAGATAAGTGGGTAAACATTCAGGTAATTAATAACTATGAGCAAGTTGCACCAATTGTAGTTGTAGATGCTGTTGCTTGGTGGGAGCCAAAAGTAGAGGGCCCAGTTAATCTTTCAGAAGTTAAACAATGGATTCAGAATCTAAGAAGACTTGGATTTAATATTGGGATGGTTTCCTTTGACCGTTGGCAGTCATTCGATATTCAAAATGAATTAAAGCAGGTAGGAATGAGAACTGATACTGTTTCTGTTGCTAAAAAACATTATGAAGATATGGCTATGCTTGTCTATGAGGAAAGAGTTGCGATGCCATCTATCGAACTTCTGTTTGATGAACTAACCCAGTTAAAGATAATGAAAAATGATAGAGTTGACCACCCCCGCAAAAAGTCAAAGGACTTGGCTGATGCTGTGTGTGGAGCAATATTTGGGGCAATATCACATACCCCAAAAGACCAAAATCAGGTCATTGAAGTTCATACCATTAGTGATCGACCTAAGCAGGTTGACATGGGTAGAGACAATGTGATACACTATAAACCTATGCCAGATGATGTAAAAGATTATCTGGATAGATTCAATCTACTATAAACAAGGAGAAATACCGAATGAATTCATTCAAGAAAATCGCACTAGCCATGGTTGCAGCCATGACTTTGGGCACAATCGTAGCAACACCTGCAAGTGCTGCTGTAATGACAGTCGCTGTATCATTGGATTCTGTAGCAAACACTACAGCATCAGCAATTGCTACACCTGCTGCATTGCCAGTACCTGCAGATAACTCAGTTGACGCTGCTGACGCACTAAAGTTCGTAGCAACAGTTGATGTAGGAACAAGCGTTTCTGTTTCAGCAACAAACGCAACAATCGTGTCTGCACTACACACATCTGCTGCACCAGTAGGAGCAACATCAGGATCATCATCTTTGACAATTGCAACTGGTACAGGAACAACTGCAACATTCTATGTCTACACAAAGACAACAGCAATTGGTACAGTTGTAATCAACAACCAGGGAACCACTCTTACATATTATGTACAGGGAACTGCTGGAAAGATTAATACTCTTTCAGTATCTGCACCTACATCAGGTGCTGCTGGAACAAAGCAGGATATTACAGTAACTGCAACAGATACATTTGGTAACAAGGTATCAGGTAAGTCAATTACTGCAACAGTCTTTGCTGCTACAGCAACATTAGATACAGCAACAGCAACAACTGGTGCTACACTTTCAGACTTTGGAGTTGCTACATTCAAGGCAACACTTCCAGCGACTGGAACACGCTCACTAATCACATTTGCTCCAACAACTTCAACAGATGCAACATCTGCAGATGTAGTTGGTCTTCCTGCTCGTGCACTTGCACCATTTGCAGAAATCGCAGTTCGTGATCTAGTTTCAGAACTTGCTGCACAGATTGCTGCTAAGGATGCAGCACTTGCTGCTAAGGCAGTTGCAGATGCTGCAGTTGCAAAGGCTGCTGCAGATGCAGTGGCTGCTAAGACTGCTTCAGATGCTGCTCTTGCAAAGGCTATTGCTGATGCAAAGACTGCTTCAGATGCAGCACTTGCTGCTGAGAAGGCTTCTTCTGCTAAGGCACTTGCCGATGCAAAGACTGCACACGATGCAGTTGTAGTTGCTAAGGATGCAGCAATTGCTAAGTTGACAGCAGATAACGCTGCTGCACTTAAGTCTGTAAAGACTGCATTCAACAAGTTGGCTCTTCAATGGAACAAGAAGAATCCAAAGGCAAAGGTTGCTTTGCTCAAGTAATTCGTCCAACATTAAAGGGGTTACCAATTACGGTAGCCCCTTTTTTGTGCAATAAAATGGTATAATCATCCTATCAGACATCAGTCTGCAAGGGGGAAAGGTAAATTAAAAAACTAATACGCATACTATCAGCCACACTTTTAGCATTTGGCTGGCTTATTATCTCCCCAGAAGGTGCACATTCTGATGATCCCCTCACAGTTGCAGCCCAAGAAATACAAGAACTTAACGATAGTGTAGATTACCTTGGCTACCAAGATGACTTTATAGATCTTATAGAGATAGCAGAAAATAAGTTAGCCTCAGCCACAAATGCGAAGGAACTTAAAGATAATGCTTATGATGCCCATGAAAATGCAGTAGAGGCAGAAGACACAGCCTTAGAAGCAAAGAACCTTGCTCAGTCAAATGTAGATGGCCAGACAGCCACGGTAGCCTTGGCTCTTGAGCATAAAGATAATGCCCTTGAAGAAAAGAATGATGCTCAAGATGCTCTCAGCATAGCCAATATTAATCTTCAAACAGCACAATCAAATATGCAATCTGCTGGTGGACAAGGTTTGGCATACACAGTTTATCACTTAACTAGAACATTCCCTGGGATAGCAACTCCAAGTAGTGTAATTTGTTCTGGCACTTGGAACTCAAACTCTATGCAACTTCCTGTTTGTGGCAATAGATATGAAAATTTTGTAGTTAAATTTACTGGACAGATAACAGTTCCAGAATGGTTCACATCAACAAAATTTGCAGGTTACACAGATGATGGATTCAAGATGTATATTGACGGACAACTTGCTATTGATAATTGGCAAGAGCAGGGAACAGAGTGGAGCCCATATTCACCAACCTATGATGTTACAACAGATAAGACTTTTAATGTAGAAATCTGGTGGTATAACGGAGGAGGGCCAGGGTCCTATCATCTTGGCTGGGCTATACCTGGTGGATGGACTGGAGCAGGATGTGATTATGCTGGAAATCCAAGAGTATGGGGACAAAATTTTAGTTGTAATCTTAATACATTTTCTTCTGGATCAGGACCAACTCAATCACAAATAAATGCTTACAATGATGCTGTTGCAGAACAGGCTATAGCACAAACAAATTATAATAATAAGTTAGCAGTATACAATGACAAACTAAGCGTATACAACTCTGAGAATGCAATACTATCATCAATGAATCAGGTTTTGCAAACCAAAACACAGGAACATCTTGATGCCATTGCAGACACAGAAGATGCTTTAGAATTGAAGAATAGCAGAATAGAAATATATAATCAGTTAATAATTGATTTAAATAATGCTATTAGTGATGCATGGGAATATTATTATGAGCAATCAGAAAGAGAACTTAATGCTGCTATTGCTCAAGCAGCAGCCAATGCTGCAGCCAATCAGCCTACCCCAGAACCCACCCCAGAACCTTCTCCAGAACCAACCGAAGAGCCAACAGATGAACCAACTCCAGATCCTTCGCCAGACCCAACTGATGAGCCTACAGATGAACCAACGCCTGAACCTACCCCAGAGCCATCACCAGAGCCTACAGAAGACCCTACAGAAGAGCCCACACCAGAGCCCACACCAGAGGTTACCCCAGATCCAGAACCAACTGAAGAGCCAGTTGTAGAACCTACTGAAGAACCTACACCAGAACCATCTCCAGAACCTGGACCAGATCCAAAACCAGAAGAGAATCCTTGGAATGAACCAGATGTAGAAATTACTGATGAAGTATTAGCAGCACTTGTTCCTGAAAAAGGAACGGGAACCTCAGAAGATCTATCTGGAGTTATTGCTAACCTTACAAGCAGTGATAATAAGTTAGTTACTCTTTCCCCTGAACAAGTAACAGCAGTTAGCCAAACACTCAGAGCCTTGACTCAAGAAGCAAAGGCTGAGGTTGCAGAAGATCTTGGAATTAAGCCTTCAGAAGTTGCACAAATTGCTGAGCAGATGAAGTCTAACCCAGCACTTGCAGAAGCATTTGTTGAGTTTACAGATAGAGAAGCAGAGGCAGGGGAGACACCAATGCCATTTACATTAGCAGATGCAGTAACAGAAGTACAAACAGAGGCATTCTTAGCAGACCCACTTGGAGCAGTATTTGAAGTGGATGTTACAGAACTATTATCTAATTTCTCTGAGTTAGGTATGGATATGACAGATGATCAGAGAT